TTCTCTCTTCTTTTTGTTTGGATCATGTAGTCCGATTACTTGTCCGTGATTATCATATTTTATTGTAAGGAAAGTATTACATACAAAGTCATTGTCTGGCGGTATATAGATGAAATTATCTTCATCGTCCTTGACCACGATACTTTTTCCAACCTCTCCGTTTGTGTTTGTTTTTTGGTTTTGAGTTCTTAGATTTTCCTATACTGGTTCTTTTTTCGTTCTTACCTTTTCGATAAGTAAATGTTGTCCATCCTTTTACTTTAGCCATCTACGTTACATCTCTTTCCCATCGGGGATTTTCATCCACACTATTTTTAACAATTCCTCTCTTCTCCCCACAATGAGGACAAGACATATTTTGACCACGCCGATAAACCATATCTGTCGCATGACTCCACCAATTTTTACATTCTCCACAAACAAAATGGTATATCTTTTCCATTGAAAATGAATGAAATGTAGGTATATTAAGAGTTTCAATATCCACGTTTTCTCCTTTTTTTATTCTCTACTTATATTATACCACGACATGGGCATAAAGTCAAGTGTTTAATTCAATATGTGTGGAATTTTTTCAGATATGGGACCATAGAGGTCATTCCAAATTATATTCGTAACAGTATCCACTTCATCTCTTTTTAATATTAAGAAATCACCATAGGTGTCAATGATTAAGTAGCTACCGCCTTCCTTAAATTTGCGGATGAGGTATTCATTTGACACGGCGAGGTAATCTGTCAAATCAATAAGTTCTTGAAAATTATCTATATTCATGATTATATTTGTGTGTCTATGTCTCCAAAGCTCTCCTAATATGCATGTAAGATGTTTTGTGTCGGTGGTGATGTGGCGTTTCACATGATATCTTCTTTGTTCTATCTATCATCATATATTCTATCTTTTCAGGTTTCATCATACCCAAATGCATTATTACTTCACCTCGATGAAAATCAGCACAAGAGTAAACATCACATTGGACTAATGCGGGAGAGGTTTCATCCCAAATATGAATAGAAATATGACTTGTTTCTATCATCACCACTCCTGTTATCCCACGATTACCTTCTTTAGTCACATACGATACGTATGGTCCTTTGATAATTTTCATCTTTATGATCTTTACTAAATCGTTAAGCCAGTCCTTGAGTTCTTGTTCAGAAGTTATTGGTTCATTAACTTCTGCTCTAATGATCATATGTTCGTGAACTACATTATCGGGCATTACTATGCCTCTATTTTTACCTGCTTGAGTCTGGTTGTTTTCCCCTTTTTTCATGCTCTCCTTTTTTGTCTCTTTTCTCTTTTTTTTCTTCATCACTATTTATTTTATTTAGTGGGCTTAACTTCCCAAAAAGGCTTCAATTTACTCCTTTTTTCACGTTCCATGATCAATCTTCTTGCTTCTTTGTTGCGTTTATTCCACTCTTTAGCTCTTTCAAGAATCTTTTCTTTATTCTTTTTGTAATATTCTCTCAAATATGCTTTTCTTGATTCATCATTCTTCCACTTTTCAGCAAGACGATCTTTATTCTTTTGATAGTATATTTTATTAGATTCTGATTTAGATATCATACGCAATATTTCCTGAAACAGTTATTCTTTCTTCTTCACAATTATAAAAAGGATAAACTAAGTGTCTCATTTCTGAAGGAAAAAATAACATTAATCCTTCACAAGTAGGATCTAACCTGTAAACATACCCTTTAATATCACCTAATATATCAGTATATAAAAATTCAAAATTACCGGCGGATGGAGAATTACTTGCTTTGACATGAGGTAATTCATATTGTTCTTTCCAATCATAAGGTATTTTCATGAAAATATTAAATGACCAGAGTCCTGTATGGTTATGTACTGGATTAAATTCGTGTTGTTTCATAAAATTTACCCAAAATGACTCCAAAACATAAGGAGCTTTCTCATTACCGGAGAATATCTTATGATCAGAACCGGTCATCTTGTGGAATTTGGCTGCGTGAGACTCCGGAAATTCAGTATTGTATTTTCCAATTAAAGGAATCAGTACATTGTCAAAAAACCAATTATCTATATCATTTAATACTAAACTTCTAGAAATATTTCCGGCCAAAATATGGGAAACCACAGAACCAACGGTTTTGTACGGAGGTGCACCATCGTTTCGTTCCTCTTCTTTTGATTTTGAAATAAATTCCCATAACTTATCCATTGTAGGTGTACCAGATAAATTAGTTTCTATACCGAAAGCAAATTCGTTGTCTCCTGAGCTGGTGCGCATACCGACACCAACCTTAGAACCTTCTCGTGCTGGTATCAACATGGTACACCCTCTACACCACATTTTGCGATGAAATAAGCGTCCACTAGATCACTAATTGGATTTTTTACTTTTGTTGCTTTGGGAGTTAATCGTTCTTTGAGGTCTGTAGGGGTAAGAAGTTCCGCCATGAATGCTTCATACATCACTTCTTTATTTGCATTACCCTTACCTGTTGCAAACTTCTTAATAACAGTAGGGGGAAAACTCTTAAATGGTACTTTATTCTTCCACATTTTGTGTTTTAATAGTCCAGTATTCTCTGCTATTGAACGAACACCAGCTTGTGCGGCAGTAGCAAAAGCATACCCCTCAAGGTACACTTCATCACAACCTTGAACGATACGATATGCCCAAGAAGCGAGTTTTTCATGTCTCTCTTCTTCGCAATTCCATTCAGGATAACGTTCAGCAATAAGATTACTCACCCCACACCTGGCGGAAAGTTGTTGTTGTTTTTCGTTATTAGATAGATAATATAACATACACCTATCAAAATCAAAACATCCATGATCATCTTCTTCCTTATATACACATATTGCAGGTGAAGTTAATGAATAATCAATCCCAGCTATCTTCTTCTGTTTCATCGGTTTCTCCTGTTTCACTTTCCACTTCAAGGTAGTGTCCACAAAAAGAACACATTTCTAACCCTGTAGTATCTCTTGATAAAATTTCATATTCCTTATCACACCCATCACATAATATAGATATCGTAGCATCTCCATCTTCCCAGACTATATTTACTGGCATATTTCCATCTCCTGCCTCTAATTTTTCTTTTTGTTCGGTATCTGTATTTTTTGTGCCCGCTCTCCATAGAATAATTTCGTTGGAACAGGAAATACTTTTAGAGTAATATTGTCGACCTGTATAAATCGTTTATCTCTAAGAATATTGATACTGACTGTATCACCGATTTTATATTTTCCCAGCTCATCAGCAAATTCAACATCATTATTGATAGCAATATTATTAATACCTATTATGGTATCCCATGCTCGTAATCCTTTAGGTAGGGGATTATCTGGTTTATTTTTATCACTTATCATCAAACCGAAAGTATTGGGGATTGATGTATTTATACTAGGATTATCCTTAAATATTTTATCTCTTTGGTTAGCTTTTCCATACAAAGGAATAATCATAACTCCTAGTGCTGGGCGCTCTACTTTCCCTGTTGCTAACATCTCAACAAGTGATTTTTTTGCAATATCAGCTCTAATTGCTATTCCAACTCCTGCATTTTGATTTGTTCTAGATACAAGTAATGAAGCAATTCCTACAATTTTACCCTCTTCATTAATTACGGGTCCGCCGGAATTTCCTTTATTAATTGCGGCATCTATTTGAATCGACTTAATGTAAGGATGTCTTGCATATCTTTCAGTACTGGAAATGATACCCTTTGATAAACTCCACGCCATTCCCATCGGATGACCAAAAGCAAAAACTTCTACTCCTAAATGTATGTCCTCATCTTTAGCAAACTTCAAGTAAGGGACTTTCCTTTTTAATCCGATTACTTCAAGTAAAGCTAAATCAGCCAGAGGATCTTTACCAATTATTTTTACTTTATATTCTCGCCAGTCATCTTCATCCCAGTAATACATATTCATTGTTTTCTGTTCATACACACAATGAAAATTAGTCAATATATGACCTTGTTCATTGATGACTGTTCCAGAACACAACGCATTACGGGTGTCAACTGATGGATTTTCTAATTTATTTAACGATAGTAATACTACCGACTTTCTTACCTCTTCTATGACTTCTTTGGTGATGGCTTGTACCGAAACACCACAGAATATTAATATAGAAAAGCATAACAAAAGTACTCGTCTTAACTTTTCCATTTTTTCCTTATTAAAAATTTAACAGAGGTGCATCTTCTGTAGGCAATTCCTTTGGTTGCTCTGGTGTAGAGTCTGATTTCCCAGAATTGTTATCAGGTGGTTTTACCTCTATTTTAGTGTCATTTTTAGTTTCATTATCTTTCTGTTTGTTTATCTTCTCGCCAAACATGTCTATCGATTTTTGATCTAATACAACTAACCCAGATAAAGTATTGTGTTCCTTGATACATTGTATAGCTTTTGACATAAACTTGCTAGGAAGTATTTGTGGATTCATCGGATCATCCTTATTGATCATCTCAACATACGGCGTATATTTATATTCCGTTCTAAGCTTATCCAATACACAAAAACAATGAATTGTCATTGCTCTTGCAACAGGGTATGGTGGTGCCTGATTCAAAAGATTAGGATTTCCGGTCGTGATCCAGTTTATAGTTCCATTATAACACACATGTATAGTATCAAAAATAACTTGACTGGGCCACTCATCATCAGGAACTTTAATAAAATGTCTTTCTACAAGCTCTTCTCCAGTTTTTAACTGATTCCTTGCTTTATTCAGTTCATCTGAACCCGCTTCTTCTGCTTTTGCCCCATTAATAAAAAATACCATACCTAATACTATAAGCCCAAAAATAAGACCGGCTATGAATACTTTCTTAAAAAATTGCTTTGTCTCAGCCTTCATATGCAATGTACCACAATAAAATGATTATTATAAACAGTTCTATGACAAGAGCGGAATGATACCACACCCATCTAGTTTCATAAAGATTTTCATCTTCTTCTTTTATTACTTTGCGTTTAAAGAACTTCTTTGTTTCATATCGTGCATCATCTATCCATCCTCTTACTTTATCTCTAAAACTTAACACAGTATTTCTCCGCTAGAATATTTGATTATTGATATATTTATTCTTAAGGTGTAACTTGTGGAGAAATATCAACGATTTCACACCCTTTCTCTGAAGTACACGCAAATTCTTGACTGGCACTAGTATAATCTTGTGTTTCATAATCTGCCAAAGATGACCAATCAACTTTCTTTGGCATTTTATTTAATAATTCTTTATATTCTTTTTCAGTACAATCTTGATATGGTGCTTGTTTATACGTGTGATCACTAAATGGTAAAAAACTAATACCACTAATGTCATCAAAATTGTCATATACCCAAGCGGAAGTGTTTACCCATTCATCTTCCTTGACGGATACTGTTACACTAGGTTTATGTTCACACCATTCCTTTGCGTAGGTGTGCCATAAAGATAACTGCTTCCATGCAGTCATATCTTTCCTACAAGTTGCCCCTTTGGGACTTTTTGCGGGAAATGAAAATACAGTTGTATGTTCAGGCTTTGTAACATCAGGCTCATTTGGAAACCCTTTAGCCTTCATCATTTTACATAATGGATCTTTATTATCGGCTCTTACTGTCCTAATATAATAAGGATTATGGCGGGCATGAATACCAGAAGCGGAATCAACTAACTGTGAAACAGTTCCAGAGGGTTTCACACACGTAATAGATGCACTACGTTCAATTCCTAATTTCTCTGCGTATTCTATGTTAGTTTTTACTGCTACTTCTCTTAATTCATTTAATAATTTCTTTATCCCATCCTTTGACCCGTTGGTTAAAGGATTGTCCATGATTCCGGTAAGACTAACTCCGAGAAGTCGTTCTTCCTCACAATTTCTTTGCCACTCTTTCGAGAGATATTTGAAATTGGTGAGAGTTGATTGAAATGTGCCAAGGATAGTTGCAATCCTAACTTTGTCTCTGAGAGTGTCGATAGTGTCGTTGTGTCTGACAACAACTTCGGATAGGTTGCAGAATTCTCTGGATCGTAAAATGATTTCGCTGCAAGGATTTGTGCCGAAATCGTCTCGCGCCAATCTTCTCTGAATGTATGTGCCATGTTCGTCCTTTTCTCTAGTATTTAGTTCAATTACGTGATACTTGCTTGCTAACCCATTGTAAATACCACGTTCTCCTGATTTGGAATCATAGAGAGATAACCACTCTCGCATGAAAGTTCCTGCATCAGGCTTTTCTTTATAATTAACAGAATTGTTTGCTAATGCACGTTGTACATCTTTTTCCCACCATTGTCCTGATTTGGCAAATCGCATTTCACGATCATTAAGGTCAGATAGACTGATAAGAGCACTACGCCTGACACCGCCTACGACAACAATTTCCGCCGTTTTACATACGATGTCATGTGCCTCTATTGGTTTGAGTTTTCTTCCTACTGCAGTATTAAATGAAGCTACAGTAAAATTAAATAAGTCTACCAAAGGAGCAGGTCCTGATGCTCGTCCCCCGAAAGTTTTTAATGGCGCACCAGCTTCTCTTATCTTAGATACATCCCACTTAGGTATATGTCCACCATATAGTAAAGATATCAGTTCTTTAAAGGCTCTTGCCCATCCCAATTTCGAATCTGCAACTACGATGGTAGTGTCTGTAGCAAATAATTCTTCAGGAACTATTGGAAGTTTTTTTACATAATCTTCTTCTACTGAAAAACCAACTCCCGTACCATTCATCAGTATATAAAGAATTTCATCAAACGACCTAACTTGATCTACTTTCACAAAAGCACAATTATAACCTGCAATGTTCTCTTTTTCTAATGCTGGGCCGGCCGTCATTAAACATCTCATGGAAGGCATAACATTCAGTTCTTTAACAGCGTTTTCTAATCCTATCCTTTCACCATTATCAAGTTTAAATTTATGATTCTTTTCTAAATGTCCACTAAAAAAATCAAAGTATCGTTCAATTGTTTCGTGCCATGTTTCTCTTCTTCCTTTTTCATAATCCCATCGTGCGTATCTTGATAAGTGAATAAATTGTTGGTATTCGGTAGGTAGCATGATTTCTTCTTTCTATCTTTTTATTTTTTCTAAAAGTTCTTCTGTTTCTCTTTTTCCTAAATTAAATCCCTCATAATCAGCCTTACATTGTGATATTGCTGCACTTATATTACCCGTAACAGGATCTAATGTATCTACATGTTCCAAAAGTTCTTTAATAACATACATTTCCTGTTCTGAAAATGTAACCGCATTTAATACATAATCCGAAAATGCTTCACAACATATAGGAAAATGTGGATATATCAAATGATACATTGCATCCGCATAATCTTGTATCTCTTGTTGAGCATGACTGTCACCCCTTAATTGATAAAACTTAAAAAAATTATGTAAATCTATCTTCCATATTACTTCGGTATAGTTCGACACAGGGAGCACAATTCTTGCGAGCTCTCTTGATAGATTCCAGTCTAGTAGATTTTTATAGGCGTTAGTCGCTCCATCGAAAATTCGAAACATTTCAAATTCGATTTCTCCTGGATTACGTAATTCGCCATCTTCTCGACCTTGTTTGTTTGTCGTTGATTGGGGTTTTAAATCTTTCCCTTTTGGAAAATAAAAGTCATCTGACATGACAGAGTACCGCCCAGAGTACTCATTCAGGTTTGCCGTTCTATGACGGACTAACTGGCGCATAACAAAAATGGGTAATTTAATATGGAACTTGACTTCACACATCTCAAAGGGTGAGGTGTGTTTGTGTCTCATTAGGTAGCGTATGAGATTACGCGTCTGGCTTACCTTTCTTGTTCCTTCTCCATAACTAATACGTGCGGCGTTTTCTACTTCTTCATCATTGCCCATGACATCGAGTAATTTTACAAATCCGTGTTCATGAACCTTCGTTTCTTTTATTAATTTCTTCCCTCTATAATCTACTTCAATGGACATTTCTCCACTCTCTGGCTGCCCAATCCGCTTCCAATCCCTTCATAGTAGTTTTATTTATCATATCCAAGATTTCATCAGTTGACAGACCACTCATAATTAAATCATTAATATCTTTGAACTTTTTCTCTTTATTCCAAATAACAACAGACCACCCATCATCTATGGCTTTCATCAATTTTTTAACAGTATGTTCATTCCTCGACTCATTGTCGAATATCAAAACACATTGTTCCTTATCAATTTTTATTGATTGGAGATCTCCTCCAGCAACGGCAAGACAATTTGGAAGGAACATTGAGTCAATTGGACCTTCTACAATATATGTATGTTCCTCTGTTTTCCATCGTTCCAACCCATAAACTTTAGGACTATCTTCAGTAATTTTAATGGTAATATATCGGAGTTCATGACTTCCTAGAGCCCTACCTTGAGCGGCAATTAGTTTTCCTTCTGTATCAAAAAATGGGATAACCATTCTTGGTTCTTCTTTACCCAAATTAGAATAATCTATTTCGGATACTGATATTGCCCACTCTCTAAAATCTTCTGCATAGAAAACCTTGTCTAAGAAATTATTAGGCATCTTCCTACCTTCATAAAACAATCGGGCGTGGTGAGTGCGTGTAAGAGAGCCTATAGAGGGTAATTCAATGGTAGTTGGTTTGGGTTTGAATTTGGGTGGTTCAAATTTAAATTCTGGTTCTTTTGTTTTACCACGACCATTTTGACCCTGACTATATCGTTCCATTATATATTGACCATGTAAGTGAGGATCAAGAGTCTTTATAAAATTTCCAAGATTAGAACCATATCCACAATTATGACATTTTACAAACAAGTCTTGCTTCTTTGCATAAATGTACAATCGTTTCTTTGCTTTATTTTTTTGAGAATCACCACAAATAGGACATCGTGAATTCCAAAGATTAGGGCGTACTAATTTTAACCTGTCTAGGCGAGGTGAGATTAATCCCACGTATTTTTGATCTGTATATAAACTCATAATATATTATACCACGAAATCTTGATAAGTCAAGACTAGATCACGGCATATACATGATATTTTAAGATGGTGTAAATGAATCCTAATAGAAATATTCCCATACCAATTTCATGTACTTTTTTATTGTTACTTATCACCATTGGAGCCATAATACAAAGCATAATAACTCTACCTACTACTTTCAATGATTCCAATTCTCCTTTAAAGAATATAAAAAGATTTGCGAGGAGCATAACTTGTAACATCCATGCTAACCCTAATATAACTCTATGATTATCATAATAGTATTCATGTAAATCAACTGATTTATCTTTATATGATTCGGGTTGTGGGGCGACTACTTCACTAACCATAAAAAACAAGAATGGTACGGAAAGATATAAAAGAAACGAGAATAAATTCCAGCTTTCATTTGGAAAATAAGTCAAATCTCTCAACGGATAAGAAGTCCACCAAAATAGTATAATAGTAAAAAAGGTTATAAAACTAATTGCTGTATGTGGCCAGTAAAAGAAAACATCATCATTTGGATCATCATTGTAATTTTTTGCTAATAACGAACTATAATTTATCATCAATCTAACCATAGACAAACCTAATATCACAAAAGCAATCATAGACAAATGTGAGTAGGCGACCATAGGCAATTACCTCTTTTTCTGTTCTAGTTCGTGGGCGATCCACATTTTTGCGGCGGGTTTGTTTGGTGGTTTTTTTATGAGTTTACCTACTTCAACAAATGCTTTTCTAAATACATCTTCTCCAGCTCTATTGTTGACAATCTCAACAAATCCACCAACAAATAGGTTAGCGAGTCCATCCTTAATTGATTGTACTTCTTCCCATGTTCTTGTGATGACATCATCTTTAAGTTTTCGGGCTCTATCTTGGTTTTGTTGAAGAGCAATATCAAGAGAAGTATTGACAAAGATCATGTAAGTATCATAACCGACATCTTCAAGTTCTTTCTTTTTTATAGTGAGCTTTGATAAGTTATGAGCAGTACCATCAATGATTAATCCTAGTCTACCACTAACCCACAACTGTTCTCTTTTTGCTGTTTTTACCTTTGCTTTTGCCCGAATAAGTTCTTTTTTTGTCGTTTCATCATCAGTATAAGCCCTCATATTAGAAGACATTTTGGCTTTCAGTAATCCCATTTCTAATTGTTCATCTGAATTGACAACTTTCAATCCATAAGGCCCTACCTTACCGGGAGTAATTTTATTTTCTATTTTTTCGTGCCATTGAAACTTTCCTGAGGCAGAACCTGTTGCTTTTTCTGCTGAATATGATTTACCAGAACCAGAGCCTCCTGCTAAGAAGAATGCTTTGAAGATACCGGGATCATATACACCCTCTAAAAGTTCTTGTCTTAAGTCTGTAAACCTCATATTTCTGATCTCGTTACTTGTAATATTTTAGTTTTTTGAGCTTCAAGAATTGCTGTTCTATTAGGCCATTTAATATATTCTTTAGTTTCTCCATCCTTTTGAAGATTATCTATCAAAGGAACAATCAATTTCTCAACTGCCAACATACGTGACTTATATTTTAAGTTTATATCTTTCTTTCTCTCTTCAATCTCTTTAACAACTGTAGTCATATCTGAAGATGACTTCTGAAGACTCTGTACTGCTTCTAACTGTTCCATCTTTAGAATCTTCTGAACATCTTTATCCAACCATTCTAGTTTCTCCATAATCGGAGTTAGGTCTGGCGGTTCAGCTGTGACAGTTTGTATTTGAGCTTCACTTAAACTATCTAATTTTCCTGATGTTCCTTCTAACAGGCTTTCAAGACTTTCTAGTTTGAGAATCTTGTCAATCTTTGGTGACATACTTTCTAGAAAATTCATGATCTCATCTTGTTTTCCCACAGCTTCAGTTGCCTTTGCAGAAGATGTTCTAGACTCTCCTGTTGCATCATTTAATTGAGCAAGAATATCTGCTGTAGTTTGTGCTCGTTCTTCATCTTGTTCTAATGACAGAATTTTATCGATTTTTAGTTCGATACCTGCCAACGTTTCATCTTGTTTATCTTTATCTTCTTGAGAAAATCCAAAATCATTACTTACATCATCTGGTTTACTTGATATGGCGGCCATGATCTGTTCTATCTTGGCGTCCATTGATGCTAATGCGTCTGGACTAGCAGAACCTCCACTCCCTGTGTTTTCTCCATCGGTATTGTCTCTATCGTATTCATCTGCCGTAACGGCACTAAATCCAAAATCGACTAATTCTTCTTCTGCCATGTTTTACTCCTAGTGTTTTTTCTTTTTAATATTTATTCATTATTATAGTTGTTCCTTTAATGTTTCCACGTATTTTGCTATGGCATGAGTTAATCCATCTGTTTTAGAAATCAAACCATTATCGTTGTCTGCACCCCAATCCAAATCCTGACTATCTATAAAAAGTCCTGTATGACTGTAAGGCCAAGGAGGAGTAAAAGGGATAGGATCGCTACGGCGAACCACCCGCCAATGAGTGGGTTGTCCACCAGACAAAACTTGATCAGAGACTTTTGGCGATCCGTAAGAGTAAATTTGAACATTCTTACCTCTCTTGTGGAGCCACATTCCTATTATTTGTGCAACAGCTCCACCTAAACTGTGACCTGTAACGTGTACAGTATGCTCAACTGTATGATCTCTATCTATAATTTCCATAACACCTAGAGAAGCATCTCTAAACCCTTTGTGGAGTTTGATTCCTGTACGTGTATCACTTACCAATCTTACATCAATATCCGATAGTACATTTGCATCATTAGCCGTACCTCTAATAACAATTATTGATATTCCACCTTCTTGTTTTACTTCAAAGGCAACTTCATCCTTTTGATCACCACCACTATCGTAAATTGCTTTACAATACTCTGCGTGTTCAATGAGTGAAGTTAGCGAAACTGGTAAATTTGATTTATCACCACTACCTAACTCATTATGTTTTTTGTCGTCTTTATTGTGCTTTGCACAACTAGTGAGAATCAGGCTTATCGCCACTCCCATTAGTAATTTCTTTATGTTTATTCCAAGATGTCGCACCTAATATTGCCCCAAAACTCAAATGTAGCATTGCTCCTCCTTGTAATGTAAGAGGGACCCACCTACTAGTGTTCATTTTTACTTCATCACTCATCATTGTCATGCCTATGTTCCACATCAAAGGAGCAATGAAGAAGTCTACTACACAGAGAAACAGATAAACTACTGCCGCCCAATCTCTCCAATGTTCGTGTATTGTTTTATTTATTCCCACTCACTTCTCACCTTCTCTAAAGATTGTTGATTTCGAAAAACTGTGAAATCAATTGCTAACCTTTTCTTATCTGTAAAAATTTCTTCAGCTGCATGAGGCTTCAGTTGATCAAAAATGTAAAATGATGTAGGTTTGGCATAGTTACTCGTTCCATTGTGAAAAAATCCACCACCCCATTCTTCTTCCCAATCACTATTAATAATTCCCATAACCTTAATAAAATTATCACTTGCATTTGCAAGGGAATTGGGGCCAGATGCTTCATGGTCTATATGTATATTATCTGGTCTATGTTTATCTTTCATTGAAATGGCACAATAACGAATTTGTGGAATAAACAAATCTTGACCACCCGCTTCATGAATCTGAATTAATAATCCCATAGCGAGTCCTGCCAAATAATGATTCCGAATTCCATGATTGATAATGTCTAGTTTTAGAAATTTATCTTCAAAAGGAATTTCTTCTCCTGTAATTTCATCAATTCCTATTGGATACTGTAAATTCCAATTGTCAGAAGTAGATACAACAAATTTTAAAAGATCCAAATAAGCCGGACTACAACAATTATCTAATATTTTGACTGTCATATTATTTCATATTTCATTATATTCCTCCACTTCTACATACTGAAGAAGCTTGACACAACAAATATTTCATTCCATCCAAAGTAAAATTCAATTCACCTATGATTACATCAAGTATATTTGATCCGAAAGGGCCCTGTAAAACAAATACTATAACTGCACTTACCATCCCTAAAAGAAAACTCATGTATGACCACTTGAGAAATTTATATTTTCTAAGTGCAAG